CACTACAAGTAGCTTCAACACTCCAGACATTTGTTACAGAAAGAAAACTTACCGCTAACATTCAAGGCAAAAATTATCCACTTGTTGAGGCTTGGCAATTTGCCGGTAGTCAATTAGGACTTATCCCGGTTGTTAAAGAAGTAAAAAACCTTTCGACGGACACCGAGTTAAAATACGAAGCAATAGTTGAGGTGATTCGTTTAACCGATAGCGTTGTACTTTCAAGAGGGTACGCAGTATGTTCTAATAAAGAAAACTCAAAGCGAAGATTTGATGAATACGCTATTGCTTCAATGGCTCAAACCAGAGCCGTAGGTAAAGCCTACCGAAACATTTTGGCTTGGCTTATGAAAGCCGCAGGATTTGAAGCGACACCTGCCGAAGAAATGGATTTTAACCAAGAGCCAATTCCATCTGAAGAAGAAAAGTTAATTTTAAAGGTAATGCTTAATGATACCGATATGACTATTGATGAAATTGATTTAGCAAAAAATGCAATTGAAATTTGCAATGATTACAAAACATATCAGAAAATATTGTATAGATTAGAGGTTCGTAAAAAGCCAATAGACCAAATTACGAACCCAAGTCAAAAAGACATTAACCAACATTTAAAAAAGACAATAAAATGAATATAGTCACTCAAACCGATTTAAGCCTATTTGAGACCTCAAAAACCGAAAGGCAAGAGTTTGCTCAAGTGGTAATAAATAACGCAAAGGAAGGCATCCTAAACCCTTTAAAACTACATCTACAAGTTAAGTGTTTAGAGGACTTAATTAAACAGATAACTTCTAACCCAAGCTACCGAGAACTCACTTTGGATGAAGCCTATAAATACGGCAAGACCTTTGAACACTATAACGCCAAATTCGAAATAAAAGAAATGGGAATTAAATACGATTACTCCGTATGTCAAGACCCTGTTTACAATAGCTTAAAAAACAAGTTAAGTATTTTAGAGGATGAAATAAAAGCAAGAGAAAAGTATTTAAAAGCTATCCCCCCATCTGGAGTTGAGACATTATTTGAAGATGAAATTATAACTTTATACCCACCGACCAAAACATCTACAACTACTATATCTGTAAATTTAACATAATGACCAGAACCGAAATCATTACACTAACTGTATTTAATCCCGAAACTGAACACTACGAAGATATCCGAGCAAAGGTTGAATTTTCTTTGTATGTAGGTAGAGTAGAACCTTTTGAGGCTGATGAATACGATTGGCGAGTAATATGGATTGAAGGTTCTGATTGGGTAGATGAACAGATTGTTGATATGGCAATTGAAACCGATTTTGATATTAAGAGTATCTTTTACTAAACCCTCATATATGAAAGCAAAAACACCTTCCAACATTAAGAAAGAAGGCAATTCGTACAGAGTACGAGTTCAGACAAACGGAATCCGAGTAAGCAAAAACTTTACTTCGCTCCGTAAGGCTTTGCAATTTAGAAAGCAGTTGCAAGGTTAGTAGGAAAGTCGGTTAGTGTAATTGGTAACACCTTTACTTGTAGTAGAGAAATGCGAGTTCGAATCCCGCACCGACTTCGAATCAAAAATTAAATTATGAAACTAAAAATCTACCGAGAGGTAACGCTTGACAGAAAAATGTATTGCGTTTATGAAGCTAAAGAGGACTATGAATCTTATATCAAATGTTTTCTTTTTGATTCAGCAAATGAAGATGAAGTTTACAAAAAAGCAATTACATTCGCTAAACACATTGAACAAGAAGGGTTACCAGACAAAAAAGAATTAATTTACGAAACAATCTAAACAAAATGGAAAAAAAAATCTACTGCGGAAGCGGTAAAAAAAAGTCAGACACTTGGCTACAAGCCTCTATTAACTTGGACAAAATAAAAGAGCATATCCAAGAGTACAAAGGTAGCAAGTTCATTAAAGTAAACATCAACGTAAAAGCAGAACCAGACCAATACGGAAAGGATGTCTCTATAACGATTGATACTTGGAAACCCGAAGAATCAAAGTATAAACTTGATCCAAAGTTCGTACACGATAACACCCCACCGAATGACCTTCCGTTCTAATGGCTAAACTAACTCCCCTTCCGAAACTTTTAAAGAAGGCTCAAGACAAATTCAACGCTCATATTAGAGAACGAGACAAAGAACTTGGTTGTATAAGTTGCGATAGCGAAGTACAACAGGCAGGGCATTACTTTTCACAAGGTCAGCATTCTGCTTTAAGATTTGCTCTGCCACACGAAGTAGGATACTTTAATACTAACGGACAATGTATTCGCTGCAATATGTATCTTTCTGGTAACTTAATTAAATACAGACAAGGACTTGTTAAAAGATATGGCGAAGAATTTGTTTTGAGATTGGAAGCCGAAGCCGAAATAAAAACAAAGAAATGGTCAAGGTCTGAATTAGAAATAATAATTGAAACCTACAAATGACACACGGATCTCTATTTAGCGGAATTGGTGGCTTTGACCTTGCAGCAGAGTGGATGGGTTGGGAGAATAAGTTTCATTGTGAATGGAATGAGTTTGGTCAAAAGGTATTACATTACTATTGGCCTAATGTAGAATTATTTACTGACATAACAAAAAGTGACTTTACAAAGTATGCAAACAAAATTGATGTTCTCACAGGAGGATTCCCTTGCCAGCCATACTCCCAAGCAGGCAAAAGACTTGGCAAAGAAGATGACCGCCACCTCTGGCCAGAAATGTTACGAGCAATTAGAGAGATTAAACCAAGTTGGGTCGTGGGCGAAAATGTTTATGGGCTTGTTAATTGGAATGGAGGGTTGGTATTCCACGAAGTGCAATCTGATTTGGAAGCTGAAGGGTACGAAGTATTCCCGGTTTTATTGCCAGCTGCGGCCGTTAACGCTCCCCACAGAAGGGACAGAATATGGTTTATTGCCCACTCCAAGTGTAGCGGACACAGAGGGAAGTCCAAAAAGAATAGACCAAATATCACAAGGTCAGAATGGAACATTCTATCGGACATCGGACAACACGGGAACAAGATTTGGAGCAAAACTCAACAATGTAGCGAGATTTCTTCCAACGCCAACAGCAATGGACAGCACATCAGCAACAGCAAATATGAAATCAACACAAATCAAGGAGGGGAGTATGCACAGCATGACATTGAGCAGAGCAATGACAATGGGAATGCTTCCGACACCAAACAGCAGAGATTACAAAGACCCACAACAAACGGACAAATATCAAAAGAGAAAAGAAATGTGGGCAGAAAAGGGAATAAATCTACAATTGGGATTACCTCAATACATACAAAATCAGATGTTACCAACACCAATGGCATCGGATTGCGGAGACAAAGTAACAGGATTGGAGAATCAAAATTCATTAGTAAAAATGAGCAGAGAAATAAGTGGGAAACCTTCCCAACTGTCTCCCCAATTTGTAATGGAGATGATGGGCTTTCCGACCGATTGGACTCTATTACCTTTTCTAAATGGAGAAACGAATCAATCAAAGCAGGAGGCAACGCAATAGTCCCACAAGTAGTATATCAAATATTTAAAGCAATAGAACAATATGAACACACACGAAAAAGCAACACGATTAATAGAAATGATTTGTGAGGAATACGGAATCACAATGAATGACCTAAAAAACAGAAGATCAAAATTTACTAAACGAAGTTCAAATAAAAGACACATATCTATTTGCTCAATAAGACAAGCACTTTCTTATTTTATTTTTTTACACTTTCCATTAAGAATAAAAGAAATAGCTTCAATGGTTGGGTATTCTGACCATTCCCCTTTATCTTGCCAACGAAGACAAATAGAACACTACATTAAAACAAAGGACTTTTATTTTTATCCCTACTATTCAAAGGTTGAAGAATATGCTTATCTTTTAGGAATTGATACTAAATATAAAAGAGTAATAGCACAAAAGATGCCATTTGTTAGATACGAAAGTGATGTTGAATTTGCTGAAAATTTAAAATACTATGAAAATGCCAAAACGATTTGTTGATACTGATATCTGGGAGAAAGAATGGTTTATGAGTTGTACTCCAACGGAGAAGTGTTTAGTTAAATATGTAAGAGATAAATGCGACCTTGCCGGAATCTGGAAGCCTAACTTTACTCTCGCCTCTTATGTTATCGGTAACAAAGTAGATGAAGAAATCCTTTTAAACATTGACAACGGCAATCAATTTGAGAAATTACCCGATAGTAAAATACTTTGTATTGACTTTGTTAAATTCCAATATGGAAGCGAATTAAACCCTTCAAGTCCTATTCATAAAAAAGTAATAGATTTATTATCTCGGTACGATATTGATTTTCAAACCAAAGAAGTACAAGGCAAAGGATTTATTAAACCAACAGAAGAACAAGTAAAAGAAATAATGTTAAACA